GGCTTTTGCAAGCTGATCCACCGCGATCTTAGCCCGCTCGGCTGCGGCCTGAGCTTTCTCGAATGCCGCCACCCCCTTCTCGAAGGTTTTGATTTGATCATCGGTGAAACCCAGAGTCTTCAATCCTTTTGCAAACTCCGCCTTCCCGATCGGCGACAACTTTTCGAATGTTTGCGCGGCCAAGAGCCCCGCCCGCTGCCATGCCGCGCCAAGCTTCGTCGTATCGGCCGCGAGATCGTCCACCGATATCCCGACATCCTCCAGATTTTTGACAAAAGCCTTCCCCAGTGTTTCCGGCGAAGTCAGCGCGCTGATACTTTCCTTTGCCCCTTTTCTTATGCTTTCGAGCTTATCGGCGACGATATCCACACTGTTTGCAACCTCTTTCACTCCAGCCACGGTTGCCCCCCACCCACCTTCCGGGTGCATCTCCGCGCTGATTTTTGCTATTTTGGAAAATGTCTCGGCGACAGACTTCGCCTGATCCTCCGCTTCCTTTATCTTGTTACTGACGAAGGAGAACGCTGCGGCCACCGCGAACACGGCGGCGCCGAGCGGCCCCAAGACCATCGCAATCCTGGCAAACCCGACCGCGGTGCCGGCTATCTCGCCGGCGCCCATCTCCTTCATGACCTTGCCGAGGGCGCGCAGTTCGCGACTGGAGACGCCGGACTTCTGCGAAACGTCGTCCAGCCCCTTGCCGAGCTCCTGCGTGCCCCCAGCCGTGCTTGCTGCCGTAGCCTGGACTTCCTCGGTCGCCTGGCCGACCTTCTTGATCTCGGCGGCAGCCTGGTCGGCGCCGTCGACTTCGATCTTGATGGACTGGACGATCGCGTCAGCCATTTTTCATTCCGTCCCTGAGCTGTTGACGCATCTTGCTTGCTTCCTCACGGATGATCCTGAGCAGGTGAAACTTGCGGCGAATGATGACCTTTTTAACCCCGATGTATTTCACCTGCTTGTCGTCGGCCGACATCAGCAACGGCGTGTCGCGCTTCTTGAGCCGCTTGACCTGGAACAGGCGGCCGGAAAATTTGCTTGCAGGCGGCCCTCCCGGTTCCACCGGAATCCACAGCAACGGGGCGCCTCTGATGGTCGCGCCTTTTTGAAAAATCCGCCACAGCCGCTTCGAATGGTGGAAGACGATCGTGGTGGACTTACCGTCTTCGCCCGATATGTCGTAGGTGAAGCCGGATATCCAGGCGCCGGTAAACCTGCCGGCGGCGGCGATGTCGGCGCGCCCCTCGCGCTGGACGTTGTCGGCAAACTGCTTGGCGGCTGCCGTCACCGTCCCCGCAAACCGCTGCTTCAAACGGTCAACGGTCTCATCGATCTGCGGCTTTATCGAATTTGATCGCAGGCGAATGCGGAGTGCCACGGCTAAGGCGCGCCCAGTTCCTTGATGGTTTTTTCGATCGTCTTGCCGTCGCCCTGCGCGCCGAGAGCGGTGATTGCGAGATCGTCCGCCCGCTCCATGCGGTCGAGCCTCTCATTGAGTTCGCGGTAGGCATCGATCTGGCGCCAGGTCAGCGTCATTGCATAGTCGGGTGGGAAGCCTCGTCGGATGAGGGCGGTGATACCGAGGGCGATTTCTTCAAGCGCACTTTGACGGCCTTTGCTCCTTCGCCCGGCGCCCCGAGGGTCGTTAGCCGATTGACGAAGGAGCCAAAACCGTTTGGGAATGTGAGCCTGATAATTGCATCCAGCATCTTCAACTGGTCTTCCATCAATAAATTCACGTTGGCGTGCTGTTCGTATTTCTCATCCCCGAGATGCCCGCACCCGGCGGCGATGATCGAGCCGATCGAGGCACCGAACAATTCGATCAGGACTGGCACGATGTTGTTGCCGAAGTCTCCGCTCGCAAGCCGCTTGAGATCCGGGAACCGCGACACGATGGATGCAACCGCATTGCCGTGCAGGCCGCGCACGACGACCCGCTCGCCATTGATCCGCACGACCTCGGATGCCGTCAGCGTTGCTATGTCGAGGAGGTCGGCCATTATGGCACCACCACCGCTTCATGGACGGTGAACACGCCGAACGTGCCGTCCACGTCATCCTTCTGCACCTCGGCCTCGATCTCCAGTTTCGAGAAGTCGTCGGCATCGGTGATGAAGTTGAAGTCCCCGGTCGGGTTGATACTGATGCGGCCGGTGAAGTCGACGTGCTGGCCGATGTCGTTGGTGCCATCGACCTGGATGATGCCGGAAATCTCCAGCTTCTTGAAGGCCGACACCTGGACGCTGCCGTCAACGTCGGGAGCCCCGGCTTCGCCCAAAGTAAAGATGGCGAGGTTTGCCGGGGTGATCTCGTCGAGTGTCATCTTGATGGTCGCGCCGACTTGGGTGATGGCCGTGAAGTCCTTGACCTTGACACCCTCTCGACTTGAGAAGTGCTCCTTTTTTTCAACCTTGGGCGTCCAGACAAACGACGGCGCGTTGCCGAGATCGACGAAGGTGCTGCCGCCATCCTCTTTGAAGGTAACAACGCCCTTACCTATGTGGTAATTTTGGACGCTCGGGCTCACGGGCATGGCTTATAGCTCCTCTATTTTCAGGGAATACTGGAACATGAACTGCACGCTCATCTGATTGAACTGCTCCCGAGCCTGCCCAAAGTCGGTCTGGCAGCCCGCGTATCGAATTGCGCCATTGCCGCCGACATGGGCGACGAGTGTCGCGTCGTTGAGCACCCGGCTGATGATCTCGCGCCGAAAGGCGCCCAGTGCCGACGTGGTGCCGTCATGTATCTCCGCGACGACTATCTGCGGTGTCATCCGCGCGACATAGGGCCGACCGGCCGGCCGCGCCGAACGATCGTCCGCGCCAGTGGTTTCCTCGTCGCCATCGAAAACGGCCACCGCCGGCAACAACTCTTCCGGGATGTCGACGTTGTTGCGTTGCGCCGTTTTGATGTTTGGAACGGTAGCGACCACCGCGAGCAGCCGCGCCAGGATGTCCTCGCGGACGTCTCTCACGGCGACGCCGCTGCCTTCAGCAGAAATCTCACCTCGCCCCAGTCCTCGCCCATCGGACTGCCGCGCATCTCCCACGATCGCGCGATCCAGGTCCTGCCGTTGAAGGCAATCTCGGCGTCGGCGTAGTCGGCGCGCGCGATGCCTTTGCCGGTGAGCTCGTAGATGCGGGCGAAGGCGCCCGGCCCGACACTGCGCACCTCGGCCGCCCCCGCGCCGCTAGTCGCAACCGGAAGCACCTTCGGACGGGTATCGTCGATGACCGTGATGTCGACCGCGGCGGCGGCACCCACCGTAATCGTGGCCGGCACGCCGAGTTCGGCATAGACCGGATCGAACAGCAGTGCGCTGTAGTCGAGGGCCATCAGGCGATGAGCCGCAACGCCAAATCAGCGTGGACGATGCGCCACGTCGGCAGCCCCAGCAGCATGGCCACGATCATGTACAGAACGATCAGCAGCACCACGAGCAAGTACAGCCGCTGCACGTTCCAGTCGATGCTGTAGCTGAACCACTTCGCGACCATGACGATGATCGCGCCGATCAGCACGAAGATCGCGGCCACGATTGCGGCATTGATCACGCCGAGCAGCAGGCCGGTCATCGACATGGCATCACCTCAGACATAGATACGCATGTATTTGTAAAGCAGATCGTCGACGGTATCGGTCGCCGTCTGCAACGGCGCGGCGAGGCCGGCCTTGCCGAACATCTGCACCGGATCGAAATACTGCACGCGGGTATCGCCATGCATGACCGACCGCAGACCGCTCGTCATGCGTGCCTGCCCCCGCGCCGCCTGGATCAGCATCCCGGTCGCCGCCTTGAGTGCCGGCGGCGCGGCATCGGGCAACGCATAGCCCCCGCTATAGGTCACGGTAACTGGCTCGGCCCAGGCGCCGTCGATGCGCAGCTTGCCGGAAGCATTCTCGAGCTCATAGATCGTCGGGTCGAGGATGCTGCCGCGCGGGGATTCCACCGAGACGAGGTCGGCGTCGGCAACCGGATAACGTGTCAGGAACAATCGCGGAGTGTCGCTGCAGCGCCAGGTCTCCTCGACGGTCTCATAGGCAAACACGCGATTGCACATGGTCGCGACCACGTCGCTGTACTGATCGATCAGCATCTGCAGTTGAGCGTCCTCGCTGGTGTCGGTCAGAGGCACATTCAGAATGGCCTTCAGCTCGTCCAGCGTCAGCAGCGCGTAGCTGTCGGCGGCCACCAGCACCTTGACCGAGATGTCCGCCATCAGCGCGCCTCGTCGTGGAACTGTTCGAACAGGCTGCGTAGCTCGAGCGGCGGCGCCTCGCTCTGGTCGGACAGGATCGGGGTCGCGGCATAGGCTTTGCGGTCGATGGTCCACCCGATGATCGTCGGCGCAGCCGTGCCCGGCAGACCGCGCGCGCCGGCGGCGCCGGGTTCGCCGCGCTCGCCTGCCGGCCCCTTGCTGCCCTGCCGGCCGGCGGACGCGATCAACTGCCAGCCCTCGCCTGGGCAAGGACCAGGCGCCGCGCGCCGCGCAATGAAGCTCGAGCCGCCGAGCGCGACGATATCGAGCGCCGCATAGGTCTCGGCTTCGCTCCAGGTGCCGCGCACCATCGGCATGGCGGCGTCACGACCTGGGCTAGCGAGGCAGATCCAGTCGGCGTGGCCCGGCGCCTGCCCGGTATCGCAACCGGCCTGCCAGGTGCCGCCGCCATGGGTCACCACGACGCCGGCGTAATGGACGATGTCCGGCGCCCATTCCCGCACCGCCGGCAGCGCGCCGCGCTCGCCTCTGGCTCCCGGCAGCCCCGGCTCGCCGGGCGCACCAGCGAGCCCCTGTGGCCCCGGCAAGCCCTTCT